ATGTGGCGGTGTTATGCAGACCAAGAGTTTGATAATTATAAGTTTGGTTGGTTATATTTGCGCCGTTAGCATTTGCTCCAGTTTGTTCAACAGTCAGCTTGCCACCAGCACTCGTAGTCCCTACCATCAAGTTACCGCTGGAGTCGATACGCATCCGTTCTGTCATGTTGCCAGCATTAGGGCGTGTTCCGAACGCTAAATAACCCGCAGTATTACCACCAGTGCTATTTTCTTTGGCCCCCAGAATAGCGCCAAAATCAACAGAAGCTGTTGTGCTTGTAAAGTACCCGCCAAGCGTTAACGCGCCTCCAACATCTACGGCTTGTGTGGTGCTGCTCAAAACTCTAAAGTTACCACCGCCAGTTATGCCACTTGATGCTCCAACAATTTGCGCCGTTTGACCAGTTGTATTCCCACTCCAGCCAGTAATTCCATTTACATCCAGTTTTACCGCTGGCGAAGTCGTCCCTATCCCTACGTTACCGTTAGCGTCGATACGCATCTTTTCGTCAGTTGTAGCCCAGTTTGCTGCATCTGTATTGCTGTCGTTATAAAAAACCAATGAGCCAACACCATTGGAGTTGCTGCGAAGCAATCCAATTGCAGCTTTAATGTAAGTGGCATCAGAACTAAACTGAACACCTGCAATACCTACATTAGCGTTTGAATTAATTGCAGTTATTCCAGTGAAGCCAGTTCCGTCACTCCCAAGAACAGCCAACTTGCTGTAACTAGAAGGAGAACTCGTCCCTATCCCTACGTTACCGCTGGAGTCGATACGCATCTTTTCTGCGCTGTTAGTACTAATAGCCAAAAAATTTGAGGTGTTGTCGTAAAGTAATCTCCCCAAAGTATCGGTTCCACTTATAGAAAAATCAATCAATGAAACATTACCTGAGCCAGCATTAAACTGCATACAGGTATTGCTGGACGTAATGCCCATATGAATACCATTACCTGTTGGTGAAACAGGCATAGCACCCGATACTTGCAAAGATGATTGTGGCGAAGTCGTCCCTATCCCTACGTTACCGCTGGAGTCCATATATGCGTGGTATCCAGTTCCTCCTCCAGCTTTAAAACCCAAGGCGTTACCAGTTCCTGCATATAGATAAGCGGTGCTGTCGTAAGTACCACCAATAATTCCAGAATAATTACCAATTGCTAATCCACCAGTGCCGTTTGCTTGGAAGGAAAGCACCGCACCTGCCGCTGTTCCTGACGAGCCCCCGTTGATAATGAATTGGGCGTTAGTTGTGCCGCCTGTACCTAGACGAGCGCCAGATGCTGCAACATCCAACTTATACCCCGGTGAAGATGTTGCAATACCCACGTTACCGCTGGAGTCAATACGCATCTTTTCTGTTGGCGCAGTATTTAATGTAGTAGACGTAGAAAATACTAACTGACCCGTTGGATATTGACCGTTTGTTCTTGCGCCAAAAATACAGTTAATTGCAGCGGAAGTAAAAAAGGTAGTGCTTGCGCCAGTCAGCGCTGCAAATGAAAGCTGAGAAGTGTTGCTTGTTGTAGTGTCGCTGTTACCAATAACAATGGCAGCTAGGCTACCTGCAATAGTCGTTACCGTATCTGACTTTGAAACAAGCAATGGGCGAGAACCACCAACTTGGTCGTTAACGTTTGGAGCGGTGTTCCCTATCCCTACGTTACCGCTGGAGTCGATGGTCATTGCTTGGGTACTATTGCTCAGAATCCAAGCATGAGACAAGGCATCGTATTGAGCATTAGAAAAGTTACTTGCACCGCTATCTACTGACCGAACTGCTTTTACAGTAGTGCCCGCTCCTGACGATGCAGAACGTGCCGTATACACCGATGTTGCATTGGAAAGGGCATCAACACGACCACCGCCTGTGTTGCTTGTGGTTCCAATTAAAAGCAAGCCGCTGGAGTCGATACGCATAGACTCAGCACCGCCTTCAGTAAAGGCAATGGTGTCAGCGGCAGGGAACCATATACCCGTGTTGGTGTCGCCTGTAGTGGTGATGGCAGGGGCAGCAGCAGAGCCAGCTTGCACAGTTGTGACACCTGTAGCTGACAAAGTTGTGAACGCGCCTGCCGCAGGAGTCGTAGCGCCTACTGTGCCGTTGATAGGGCCAGCAAATCCCGTTGATGTCAGTATTGTCCCGCTAAACGTCAAGTTAGCAGAGTCAGTCTCAAGGCCACCACTGGTGGAGAACACCACACGGGTAGCCGTCAAGCCGGTGTTGGTGATGGAGCTAAACCTACCAGTGCCAGCAGTGGTGGCTCCGATAGTCATGTTATTGATGGAGCCAGCAGTACCCGACGAGATCGTGATTATCCCAGCACCAGTGGTGGTGTACGACTGATTGTTCGTCGTGGTGTTAAGCGTGATCGCACCAGTGGCATTTAGCGTAGTAAACGAGCCGGTAGACGCGGACGACGCGCCCACAGTTGCACCGTCAATCGTGCCGCCATTGATGTCGACAAAATCAAACATCTGAATGACGTTGGTGCCGTCCACATACAAGTGGGCCTTGCGGCCAGTAGGAACGGTAATGCCCGTGCCAGCAGAAGTCTTTACAGTGATGCTTTGGCCACCGGTCGTGTTGTTCTGAACAATGTACTGCTTCTGGATGGTAGGAACTATCAACTCGCGAGTGGCGGTTAAGCTGCCGAACACAGAGGTTACGTTCAGGACCAATGCACGAGCCGCCTGGGCCGCGCTGCTGTTGGAAATGGTGATGGTTAAATTGGCATCCGACGTGTAGTCAGGGTTGCCATAGCCAATAATGGCCTGCTCCATGGCCGTGCCTAAGTTGGTATTGGTGTTGGTGCCCCAAGTGCCGGAGTTCTCACCTGTAGCCATTAACTCAATCTTGAGATTACTTGAATAACTGCTTGGCATGTTCTTTCCTTTACGTTTGGACTTGGGTCCAAGTCACTGTATTTCCGTCATTAACAACAGCCCAATTACCCGACTGTGAATCATCCACATTTTGCCAGTTAGGCGTCTGATTGTCATCTACCACGCTCCAAATCAGTATATTTCCAACTTGACCTTGTGCCGAAACACCGGTAACAAAAACATCCGCATTGGCAGCCGTCGTAACACTGCCGACTGATCCCGTGGCCTGCAGCCCTGTAACAGGCACATTTGTGGTCACTTCAACCACCACTGTGCCAATGGCCATCGTGCCGGCAACACCGGTGACAGACACGCTGACATCCGCTCTATGGTCAACCGAGCCTACCTGGCCAGTTGCCTGCACGCCCGTGACAAATACATCAGCGTTGGCGGCTACCGTAACGCTGCCAATGGCCGTTGTGCCCTGTACGCCGGTAACCGTAACGCTGGCGGTGCCGGTCAAGGTCACCTGGCCTACCTGGCCCGTAGCACTCACTCCCGTAACGCTGACATCAGCGTTGGCGGTCACCGTGACCTGGCCCAAAGAAGCCGTTGCACTTACCCCAGAAAGTAAAACGACCGCGTCAGCGGTCACCTGCACGGAGCCTACGGCTCCAGTGGCCTTAATGTCAAGAACACCCTCCCCCCAGGGCTGTTCGCCCCAGCCTACGCCGGATGCATTCCAGCCTTGGAAGGCAACAACGACATCAGCCACATCCGCTCCTCATCAGGCAATGCGGATAATGGCATTGGTGGAATCGTTAGTTGGGAAGATGATAGTGAACGTGCCACTGGTGGACGTTTTTGCACCGCCAAAGTCCAAAACGCAAACAGTAGGGTCGCCCGAAGCCGTGTCGTTGTAAATCAACGCGCCAAAGGCCGTGATAGTGGCACTTGTAAACGACAAGTCAGCAAAGTCCGTAAACGCAGTGGTGCTCGTAGAAGTGGGCGTCACATTGGTCAACGCGCCGCCGCCCGCTGCATACGAGCCCGACGCAGCCACCTCATTGGTGGCCGTGTAGGCGGTCGTTGCTGCAGTGAACGATGCACTGTTGTCGTACAAAGCCAGCTTAAACGTATTGCCCGTGCTGGTTGTGAAATTGTGTACAGCTCTCATCAGCTCCACTTTGAAGCTGGTGCACAAAAAATTACCTGAAAATGCCATTTTTAATCTCCTAACAAATGAACCAAGTCGGGGTGACCTGCCTCGCGCAGGCGCAGGGCGATAGTTGCTCGGTCCTGTTCAACCGCCTCTTTCAAATAAAACGCCACAACTTGCTTGACGCTGTCTTTGAAAGCTCTTGCCTGAACCTGCACCGCCGGATGCGATTGATCACCAACATAGATGATCTTGTCGGCGGCGCGCGCCGCCAGCTCTTCTGTCGTCCAGCCGCGCTTTTGCGTGGTCTCGACAAAAACGCTGCCTACATGTACGGTTGCTGGTGCTGTGATCATGGTCCAGGTGAATCCGATTTAAGTGGAATACGAAGCATGCCATCACGATACTCGTCACGGCGGCGACGGCCCTGTTGCTCTGCGCCCAGGCCTTGAATGGCCTCTTTGTAAGCCCCACGGAAGTACTGCATCATTTCAGTAGGTCCCTTCGTGTAGCTGTAGGCTTGGATCAAACACGCGTACAACAATGCCTCAGGTGCATTATTGCTGATCCAAGTGGTCGGATTGGCCGACGACAGCTGCGTGGGGCGATAAATATAGCCCAGCTCCACGCTGTAGCTCTGATTTGGTGTGGGTGCGATGTAGAAAGTGTTTTGGTCCCACACGGAATAGTATTTGGGCGTGCCTTGCGTAGTGCCATTGACCCAATATTCTTTCATAAAGGACGTGTCCCTAAACTCCAGAAACAACTGATCCCCACTGGTGGGCGTCAAAATCAAGTACCGATGCGTCAAAAGGTCTGTAGGCGCGGTCAAGAACTTGTTGCCCTGGGTCATGCTGCCTGTCACTTCAAGTTTGAACACATCCAGGTCAATTTCGCGAAGAATCTGGTTCTCCGCCATGGTGATGAACGTATCTATTACCGCACTGGTGAACACGTTACTGTTCACTTCAGTGTAGTTTCGGATGTTGGTGACAAGTTCGTTGTAGGTCATGTAATGCTCACAGTCACTGTGCCAACAACGCCCTGCGCAATGAGCGCCTGGTCCTGCACATACGGTCGCATGTTAGTGCCACCTTGGACGCTGCCGTAGCTTTGAAATGCCGTAAAGCCTGGCGCGCCCACGTAGACGGACACAGGCTCAATGCGATCGGGACGCGGATCGCGTAGTGCAATAGCGTCCCCGTTGTAGCGAAGCGGCTCAAGCTGCGGCTCTTTGGGCTCATAGTCGTCGGGGCACACCATAAAGCCGCGCCAGTTCTTGCGCAGGTTGTTGTACTTGTACCGCTGCCCGCAGTAGTCGCACAGCCCGTAGGAATATATGCCAGTTGCAAATGCCATGTCATACCCCCAGGTCCGGTACGAACTGCACGCTTGCGGTGTCGCGATCCTCCATCGCTGCGCGGAGGAAGTCCTCTTCGTAGATCGTCTTGAGCGCCGAGACGCGATCAGCGGCGAACTTGAGCGATAAGTAATACGCCAGGCCCGACGCCAGGCATGGCAAAAACCTGAAATTTACGTCGGAAGTGTTTGTGTAGGCACCTGCGTCCTGGATGCGACGGATGCGGTAATACACAAAGGTGTAGTTTTGGTCCGCTGCAGGATAGAAGTACACCTTGGGGGTGTTGGTGCGCTCCACATAAAACTGAGCCGGGCGGGCCTGCGTGGTCTTGTCAGGCACGTTAAGGTAGTCTTCACGGCTGATGCGCTCAATGTAGACGTCTGTGTTGATGCCTTGATTGTTTTGGCGAATAATGGCCTCTAATACATTGACCACGTCAGTCGGCAACGAAATACTGCTAGTTCCCTGCACTAGAGCAAAGGTAGCCTGCTCAATGGTCCACAGGTTCAACCCACGATTGGCCCAGTCGAGAAACAGCAAGTTGAGCGAGCGACGGGCCGACGTGAGTTGATACCCACTGGTCGGCCGCATGCCGCAGCGCTCAAATGCCTCTTCGATTAGGTCATCAATCGACAGGTCAAATGTGGTGGTGTTGGAGGTAGTCATTTGCTGTACAAATTGTCAAATGTTGCTTGTGCATCCATGTACGAGTCATCCTGCTCCGCACAATGTATCCACTGACTAGGCCTGAAATCAGGTGCCCCTTCCCCTGTTTGCCAAAACGCAGGGCTTGTGACCCTGACGCGGTTGTTTGGCAACGCCACAATATTCCCTGTCCACTTGCCTGCATCGGTCAAAATCAAGACATGACTTTGCTTGTGCTGCGCGGGACAGTCGGCTACCTCGCTCTCCGCATAGTCTACGGTAAACAAGTATCTGCCAGTGTGAAATTCACCGTCAATCTTGCACAGCCAGGGGCTGGGGCTGGCCCGCGCAAACTTTATCACCGTGTGGTGATGGGACGGGCAGTCCCAGGGTTGCACTAGATGCGTGGGCATGCGTTCTGGCCAATCTTCCAATGGAATATCCCCCACCAGCGCTGAGATTGGCATGCGTGCCCACATGGCTCCCCCATGCACGTTTTCAGAGCCATCTGCCTGACTTTCACACCCGGTAAACACCACCTGAAAACTCAAGCAACGATCCGGCATAACGTTTACCGCAATAACATTTGCATGTAAATACTCGCCTTGGTACTTCTGATGCATGTGCGTAAACTCACGTCTAACCCAGCATTTGAAGTACGGAATGTTGCTGATGAGATAGGCCATTACTTAGCGCGCTTACCGCCCGCCATCATGCCTTTAGACATCTTCGTGGCCGCGCCGCCTGCAGCGTAGCCTTTGGACATCATGCCGCCGCCCATTTTGCCGATGGGCTTGCCCATGGCCATGCGCTTGTGTTCATTGATGTTGCCTTTGTTGGCCATGCCGCCCTTGGCCATCATAGGAACACCCGTAGAGGTGCTTGTTCCAGAGATTACCTTGTTTGCGGGGCCGCTTTCAACAGCACCACCACCGCGCGTAGCGGCACCCATTCCACGTCCAGCCATATTAAGCTCCTTTTTTCATTGCACGGCCTTTGACGTCGGCCGTTTTACGTTTAACAGCGCGACCCATCTTGTCGCCCATGTCAGAATCTTTCATCATCTTGCCGCCAGGCATCTTGTGCATGCCTACCGCGCCGCCTTTTTTCATCTTGCCAATGCCATCGGCCGCAAAAGCAGGCACTGATTTGCCGCCTTTTTTGACCATCTTTAGTTTCGAGGTTGCCATCATTGCTCCTTACTTTGCTTGCTGAATAAGTTGATCAATTTTTGCTTCAAGGCGATTAAAGCGCTGGTCAATGTGGTCAGTAACTCTTTGCACTTCTGTGTTAGTTGCGTAATCACGGGCAATCTCCTCTCGTGTTTTGTTTAACAAGATGTCTATCCGCTTAACTTCTTCAATTCTTTCACGGATAAAAAACCACAATCCGCCGAGTGCGACGGATAAAACGGTTGACCATATTAAGTTAATGTCCATCAGCATTTCCA